CCGCCGAATTGTGTTTGCTTCATATCCCCAACAGCAGAAGGCGCTGAAGGCTGTTCAACGCTTGTTGGTGTAATAGTTCCGCCAAACTTTTCACTATATTCTTGTGTTAGCTGTCCAAGTTGCTTCATCAACCTTCCAGCTTCAGAAGAATTCTGACTTACTTTTGATAATTGGTAATTGATTGCAACAATGCTATCAAGCAGTTCAACTGATTCAGGTTTACCGTGAACAAAGTCGGCAACAACCTTACCAATTGCATCACCGAATTTGGTTAAATTGACAATACCTTTTGCAAGCGCGCTGGTTAATTCAACAACGCCCTGAACCATGATAGAGAATGCTTCTTTTGTTTCAGGCCGCTGAAGAACATCAGTTAATTCTTCAATTGCTGATTTGGCTTCATTCAAGCTTCCATCACCTTCAAGCAGGTCATTGAATGCGTTGCCTAGTGATTTCAAAGCGCCGCCGAATGAATCTCTTGCAGCTGTAGCAGATCCGCCAAACTGAACTTCCAATTCTTTCAGGATTATTTTTTGAGCCTTTGCTTGCTCGCCAGATTCCCAAAGTGACTTGATAACTTTTTTCTGGTCTTTGGAAAACTGAATGCCTGCGCGTGATAATGCGCCAAGGTTTGCAACTGGATCATTCAGGGCTTTAGCTAACTGAAGCGCTGAAGATTGCAGGTCTGTTCCCATACGTTCAGATAGATCAAGAACAGCCATTGTTGTTGCTGGAAGAACATCACCCTTCAGATTGGTGAACGTCAGAAGGATTGATTGCATTCCAAGAATGGCTTCATCACCAAAATTGGTGACTTTCTGCATCCCTGCCGCCATCTTGCGCAATTCATCTGTAGTGAAACCAGCGCCGCCGCCTGTTGATCTTATTGCCTGATCAAGCTGGCGCGTCACCCGTTCTTGTTCTGCCGTGAGGGAAATGATTTTTCCCATCGTCAAACCAAGGCCGAGCGAACCAAGCGCGGTTCCTAATCCGCCAAATGATTTTTTTAACTTTCCTGTGGCTTTTACATTTTGATTTGATTGTTTTTCAAGTTTATCAAGGCGCTTTGTTGCTTTTAGAATATCCTTTGAATCAATCTCTAAACCAAGTTTTGCAATATCTTCAGCCATCAGAACGCCTTAATTTGTCAAGTTTCAGTAAAGTTTCAACTTCCCAAGGTGAAAGCTGGCTTCCTGTTGTGTGCTGATATGAGGCTAGTTCCGCAAACGTAAGCTGTTCACAAAGGCCGATCAATTCAACATACAAATTCCATAAATAAACCAGATTCAATTCTAATTCAGGTTTATTTGCGTATGGTTCAGGCTTAAAGCCTTGAGTTTTTTCAATTTGTTTCCAATGAGCTAACCGACTTATTTCAGAGCCTTCTTCAACCCCATATGCGTGAAAGTTCCACTTTGCATATTCAAGAAGGCTTTCGGTTAGCCCTTGGTAAAATTTTTCCTATCAGTTATAAATTTGTCAACCTGACCTTGAAGATAGGGCGCATTCATATAAAGCTGTTTTGCTTTTTCTTTGCTGAATTTCAACTCTTTGCCTTTGCTCGTAAATCCGCGCCAGCCAACAGTTATTTTTGAAAGTGATTCAGCAATAACTTCAATTTCATCAGCACCTTCAAGCTTTTTCAAACTGGCTTGCGACATCAAACCGCGCCAAGCCTTTGAATCAAGTCCTTTCAGTATTAAAAACATATCAAGTTTTTCACCGAATTCATTGCAAACTTGCATTTCAGCGCCTTTCTCATGAACCTCTAAAGTATAGAGTTGTTCAATATCTGTCATGGTTTTTTCCTTTTTCAGTTATTTATACAGGATTTCTTTCAACAGTCAGCTGGCTTCCTTCAGTGCTATCATAAAGCGCAGTAAACGGAAGCGCGATTGTCACTTCACCTTCACCATCAACATCAGGCTGACCGCCCGTATATTTGATATTTGGGAAAGTGAAATCATATGTGTTGCCAGCAGGATCTTGAAGAATAACCTGAAGGCTTGAAGCTGTTTCATTCAGGAATTTTTCAAGTAATGTTTTGCTTTGGAAAAACGCGGTTAATGTACCTGTAACGCGTGATTTTCCGATTGAAGGTTCTTCAGTTACATCAGAGCCAACAACAAACAACGGATTCAAGCCGTTCTCAAGCGACATTTCAAGGCTTGTCACAACTGCGATTGCTGAACCGCCTTCATTGATTGAACCGCTGAACGAATCAAAAGGCTCAGTTGTTGTTGCTGCGTTGTAGCTTGAACCTGCAATTGCACTTGTAGCAATCGCGGTATCTTGAGCAATGCAACCAAATGAACCTGTGATCATGGCATCAGGCGCAATATTAAGACTGAATGAATTCAGTTCAAGCCCTGTGTAACGGTGATATTCAGGCGTTGCGATATTTGCGAACTGTCGTTCAACAGTAAAGCTTCGGCGTGTTGTGCCTGCCTGAAGTTGATCAATACCAACTGAAGGCGTATCGGAAGCCCAAGTTCCACCAAGCAAAGCTTCAAGAAAATCATCAAACGTGCCATAAGATAATTCAAAGCCAATATCACCAGCAATGGATTTGTTACCGTGACGAAAATGCGCGATTTGTCGATCAGAGCGAATTTCAGCCGATTCAAGTGCTGTTTTTGATGCGCCAATACTGCATGAAGTGTGACGAACATCATCAAAAGTGGGCGTTGCTGGCGTTGATCCATAAGTGGACTCAGCAATGTACGCCATTGAATGCCTTGCCCCTGTTGCTGTTTTAGCCATTGTTTAAGTCCTCGCGTCTGTATAAGAATAATATAAAATTTCAATTGGTATTTGATACCAACCATCAGCATTCTTGGCGGCTGGTTGCCTGCTCACATTTCTGATTGTCACTGTTCTTCCATTATAGGTCAAATCTGTTCCGCGTTTAAATTGATCCGCAATAAGATCAGCCATCACATAAGCTTCATTTTTTCCTTGTCCGGCTTCAGCAAAAACATCAATTTGATAAATCCCTGAATTAATATCTTGCCCTGAATCGCCCAAGCTTGCTTGAGTTGTGTCAGCTGGTAAATGTGTTGCCCTTGCGTATAGCGTTCCGAGGCTTGGTTCATAATTATAATTTTCCCAAGCAATAGGCGGCTTTCCTGCCATGTTGTTCAGGTTATCATCAAGCGCAGCTGATATATCAAGAAATACACTCATTTTCTGTTTTTTCTCGCGTTGCGTGAAACCGTTGTCTCAAATTCCGTGATTGTCACTTTCACCATACCTGAAGGCGCTTGACCGCTTGATCCATTTTCAATGACACCAGCATAAGGCAAATTATTCACAAAGAAAACTGAATGACCAAGCTTTGCAGCTTTAACCCTTTTTGAATAATCTTCGCCTGAAGCGTCAATCATGGTTGATGGCCTGTTGATTGTTGCATACCAATTGGCGCGAAGCCTGCCAGTATCAACAGGCGTTCTTTTGACAATCTTTCCAAACAGATCAAGCGCTGTTCCGTGAAAAATAGCCAGCGCAGCTTTTTCAACTTTGGAATTAAATTTTTGAATGTCAGTGTTAAAACTCATTTTCTTAACTGCAACTCATAAACAACAACGGTTCCGGCTGGTGATGTTTTTTTCACATTCATCACGCGGTATGATTCAGAGTCAATTGAAACTGTATCATCGTTTTCTGGCGCTGTTGTTGTAGCTTCCAAGAGAAAACGAATGTCACCACGCTGAACAACAACATCATCAATTTCAGCTTTATTATAATCAAAAGCCGCGCCATAACCTGTGAACGTCGATTCGCTTTTTGTATTTGCGCCAGTAACCGGATTAAAAGCGGCCGAACCAGCCCTTGTGAAAGTTACTTGCTGCCCTTTGTCCTGCAACAGACTTGAAGCAACAGATTTCAGGTTATTATAAAAATCAGCCACGGATAGCCACCGCATTTATTCCGCCAGCGCCGGATCTTAAAAGTTTTTGAATCTTGGTGTTTGCCGCTACAAGATACGTTGAATTTCTTGCGCCATCCATGTATTCAACTTCAATATCGCCAACCTTTTCTTTCTTGGTTGCGCGTGATTCATTCGCCAGCGGATTGTTGCCGCCATCAATACCGATTGCCAGTTCACATTGAACATCAATCAACGATTGTGGAATTGCGTCTGAAGCCAACTCATATGAATCAATAACAACGCCATAACGAGGCCATTGAAGCGGCTGATCTTCAGAATACTTCAAACCCTTGAACGGTTGCGCTTCAAGATAATCCATTGCTTGAATCAATAAAACCGCCGCTGTTCCTGAAATAGTGATTCCGCGATCAGTTGCATAAGTAGAAAAATCCGCTTCACTCACATAGGAATTCGCGCCT